TGTTCGTACAGTTAACTTTGGTGCCAAGCTTGGTGCTGCTGATACTGCTACTCCAGGCACATTTGACCTTGATGTTGACGCTAATGGCCGTTGGTCAGTAGAGAAGTTCAAGGGTTTGATGTTCCAATTAGAGCGTGAAGCAAACCAAATCGCTAAAGATACTCGTCGTGGTAAGGGTAACATCCTCATCTGTTCTTCTGACGTTGCTTCTGCACTTCAGATGGCTGGTGTTCTGGATTACACTCCTGCTTTGTCTAACAGCCTTCAGGTTGATGACACTGGTAGCACGTTCGCTGGTGTATTGAATGGTCGCGTAAAAGTTTACATCGATCCATACTTCCAAGGATCTGCTGGTAGCCACTATGCAACTATGGGATACAAAGGTTCTTCATCATACGATTCTGGTGTATTCTACTGCCCTTACGTTCCTCTCCAGATGGTACGTGCGGTTGGTCAAGATAGCTTCCAACCAAAGATCGGATTCAAGACTCGCTACGGCATGGTCGCTAATCCTTTCTCACGATCTGTGCAGGGTGCTGCGGATGTATCTGATGGAACAATCACTTCCGGTACTAATGCTTACTACCGCAAGTTCAAGATTGTCAATCTTATGTAAGATTAAGTCATCATTAGAAATGACATTCAAGGGGGCTTCGGCCCCCTTTTTTTGTCTTATAAATATACATATCATTAATAAGGTAATCAAAACAAATGGCGACTCCAACCAACACAAGCTTTCTTGAAAATAACAAATATCAATTTGTTATAGATCGTTTACCCAACTTTACCTTTTTTGTGCAAGGCATAAACATGCCTTCTCTAACTATGAACCCTGTGCAGACAAACACACCATACACACAGTTGTATCAGCCTGCAAATCAGTTGACATATGAGCAGTTACAGGTCACCTACGTTATAGACGAAGATATGCAATCGTGGTTTGAAATTTACAATTGGATGACAAATCTCGGTAACCCAACGTCGCTTGATAAATTGGGAATACTAACAACAGTCGCGGGCAAAGAAAATAGTGTTGTTTCTGATGCAAGTTTATTGATTAAAACAAACTCAAACAATGACAATATAAATGTGCAATTTTATGATATCTTTCCTATGGAACTTACGGGGTTTCAAATGAGTTCTGCCGAAGGTCAAGATTTTCAAACAACATCTGTTACATTTGCTTACACTTATTTTACTGCAACTAAGTTGACAACACCTTAAAAATATGGTATAATAGTATGCCTACTTATATTATGGAGAATATATGACGCTCGATGAAATTATTGATGAGTGGAGAAATGATTGTCAGTTGGACTCTACCGCGCTTGGCGCAGAGTCTCTGAAGATTCCAGTTCTACACAGCAAGTACATGAAAATATACTATGAGGAAAGACGCAGACTAAAAGCGATAGAATTTCAGATTAAAGATTTGCAGTTAGCAAAGCACGAATACTACACAGGTAAAATGTCCGAAGAAGAACTCCGAGAGCGTGGCTGGGAGCCATTCGAAAAAATCTTATTGAAATCCGAATCCGAAATGTATATGCAATCAGACAAAGATATCATACAGACCAATATTAAGACAGTAAACCAAAAAGAAAAAATGTCTTTGTTGGAAGAGATTGTGAAAAATTTAAATCAGCGCAATTTTCAAATCAAAAATGCGATTGATTATATGAAGCTAACGGGTGGTGAGTTGTAGTGTCAATAATAAAGGTATCAAAACTAAACGAAGTGTATGCATACATCCATTGCGAAAAAGGCGAAGGTATGGAGATAAGCGAGCACTTTACGTTTATGGTTCCTGGCTATAAGTTTATGCCAGCATACCGCAATAAGATATGGGACGGTAAGATAAGACTATATCATTCATATAATCAAACACTCTATTATGGTCTAATACCATACCTAAAAAAGTTTTGTGATGATAGGGGGTACACCTTCGAGGTGGATCGTTCGGTGGATGCTGACGAAGATTTTTCTGTAGAGGAAGCCAGAGAATTTATAAAAACTTTGCAGATGAAACTTGATCCTAGAGACTATCAGGTTGATGCCTTTGTTCATGCCATAAGAAAGCGGCGAGCGATGATGCTGTCTCCAACTGCATCCGGCAAGTCATTGATAATCTACCTTGTTACCCGTTTCCTCGACGGAAAGACTTTGATTATTGTTCCCACAACATCTTTAGTATCTCAGTTAGAAAAAGATTTCTATGAGTATGGATATGATTCGCAGAAATATGTTCACCCGATTATGTCCGGCGCAGATAAAAATACAGACAAGCCAGTAGTAATCTCCACATGGCAGTCTATCTATAAACAAAAGAAGGATTGGTTCGATCAATTTGACGTTGTTATCGGAGATGAGGCTCACCAGTTTAAAGCAAAATCTTTGACAACAATCATGACAAACCTTGATGGATGTTCATACCGGTATGGCTTTACTGGAACTCTGGACGGAACTCAAACTCATAAGCTGGTGCTGGAGGGGCTGTTCGGTCAAGTCGAAAAAGTTACAACAACAAAAACGCTAATGGACCAAGGTAATCTTGCGGAGTTTAAGATAAAATCTCTCATACTGAAGCACACTAAAGAAAACTGTAAGTTGGTGAGTAAATACAAATATCAAGAGGAAATCGACTATCTGGTTTCTAGCCAATCAAGGAACAAATTTATCACAAATCTTACGCTATCTTTAGGGGGAAATACACTTCTTTTGTTCCAATATGTAGACAAACACGGGAAAATGTTGTATAATACCATATGTGAAAAAGTTGATAAAAACAGAAAAGTGTTTTATGTGTCAGGAGAAACCAAGGCCAGTGTCAGGGAAGATATTAGAGGGATAGTGGAAAGTGAAAGCAACTCCATCATTGTGGCTTCTTTCGGTACGTTTTCTACTGGTATAAATATAAGGAACTTGCACAATGTAATCTTTGCTTCGCCCAGTAAAAGTAAAGTTAGAACATTGCAGTCTATAGGAAGGGGATTAAGATTAGGTGACAATAAAGAGTATGCTACCCTATACGATATTGCTGACGATCTGACACATGGGAAAAAACAAAATTACACGCTGCAACATTTTGTGGAAAGAATGAAAATATATAATGAAGAAAAGTTTGATTACAAGATGTATCAAATACAACTGAAAGGTTAGAATATGGAAATTAATAAAATAATCAAAACCGTAAGTGGCGACACTATAGTTGCACAGATACTAAGTGAAACTATATCTTATGTCGAAGTGAAGAATCCTTTTAAGATATATTCTACGTTTGATAATCAGAACATGAAGTTAGAAGTTATCCGTTGGGATTGGGCATCAAGATTTGATCAGCCTTTCAGAATATACAAAACGGCAATCGTTTCTGTTTCTGACCCAACATTTAATCTGGAAAAGTCATATGTAGAAGTTGTAGATAATGAACTACACTTTTATGAGAAGAAGAAAGCTGAAGAAGCTATAGATGAGTTTGAAGATTTTGATAAAAAGGATATACATTAGAAATACCCTTATGGATAGGCTACACTGTTATTTAACCACATTGTCAAGGAAATGTCAAGTAAAAAGTGAGGAATATTATGACAAACCATGAAGTTTTAGTAGATCTTTTTGAAACATATTTGATAGAACGTGATAAGTTTGTGGAAAAAGGTGTTAAAGTGTCAGCTTCTAGGGCGAGAAAGGCGTTATCAGAAATATCCAAATTGACTAAAGAGATTCGTAAAGAAATTCAAGAGATGAAAGAAGGTTCATAAATCTTATGGCAGAACTGTACTCAGACTTATCGCTAAATTTTATTGCTAACCCAAGCTCGGGTGAGGTTCGAGCGATCTCGGGTGAACGTGCCGTAAAATCTGCATTGCAAAATTTGCTTAGAACTCCAGTAGGCACCAAGCCATACAATCCTAAGTACGGAACTCTTATTTATGACCACATATTCAAGCAGCAAGATTCTAACACAGAAGAATTGATTATTAAGGATCTTGAGTATGCTATAAATAAGTTCGAGCCTAGGGTTAAACTTATAGCAATAGAAGCTAATATGGAAGACTATGGGATCAATATCATAATAGAATATTATGTCGATGGGTACTCAACAAAACAAGAAATAAATACAGTAATTAATAGAGCATAAAATGGCTAACGATACAAACTTAAAAGTTGATGGGTTGGAGTACGGTGATATCAGGAGCAATCTTGAGCAATACCTGAAGGGGCAATCGACATTTTCGGATTACAATTTCGAATCTTCTGGTATATCAAATTTGTTAGACCTGTTGGCGTACAACACATACTACAACTCTTTCTACACCAATATGGCATCGGCAGAATCTTTTCTTAGCACAGCACAAAAAAGATCTTCCGTTACTGCGTTGGCGGACACATTGGGGTATGTTCCTAGATCTGCTACTTCTGCTAATTTGCCTGGCACGATTACTGTCACACCTACAGGAACTCCGGCGACGGTTTCCGTTCCTTACGGAACAAAATTTAAAGCTTCGATTGACGGTGTTTCTTATGTATTTTCTGTTTCAGAATCATTAGTTATAACTCCAACGTTGGGTGTGTATAGTTTGAGCAATGTTACTCTGAAAGAAGGTACGTACACATCAGAACAATATCTTTATGACGCAAGCAACCCAGAGAAAAAAATAATCATAAACAACGCAAATGCTGACACGTCAACATTACGGGTTCGTGTTGTTAACTCCA